ATAGTACAACCTTGGCATTTATGCAAGGAGTCGCAAACAGCCTAAAGCAAGCATTTTTGCACGGGGCAGAAAGTCTTGCCTGGCTGTCAACCAGCACGGCGGTCTCTTTTAACCGGACCGCTTCGGCCACGTATGGCACATGGCCCGATCTTACTGGCATTTCGACTGGCATTGACACCACGAATAGAGGGGCAATTCAATTCTTTAGGATTGCATCAGTACCATGATCACACATTTTCCCGACAAAATTCTGATTCACCACGACACAGACCCAACACGGGAGCCATTGGAGCTCTCGGTTGATTCCACTCCAGACGAAGTTGCGGCTGCGAATGCTGCCTATCAACAGCCGCTACCGCCGGAGCCCAACTGGGACGCCTTCCGCGAAGGCTTGCGCACAGAAAATGGTTATCAAGAATACTTCGCGCAAGCCGCGCAACAACAACCTTTGACAGCGACTTCATTGCCAGTTGATTTTTACGATTTTCGAAAGACTGGAAACTATGCCCCGTTTTTAGCTCTTTTGTCTCAAGTGTTTTCACTTCTTCCTCTTGAGAATCGTGTTCATGCTTTAACTGAAATGATTCAGCTATCTCAAAACTGTCATCTTCCGCAGGCGTTTGTTGATGAGCTTTTGCAGCTAGCCCAGCCGCCCACGCCATGACCGCGATTCTGCCGCCGGCTCGCGATTCTGTCTCTACCACAAAAAGACAGACAACCAAGCTGGCGGCTGGTAGACTCAATGCAGCCTTGCTTTCGTTCTGCGCGGCCATGACAACGCCACTGCCGCCGGGATCGCCGACAGACCGGCAAAACGCCTGGGGAAACATTGGCAGCAGCTCCTTATCTCAAGCGATTGGCGCTATTTTTGCCATGGGCGTGTTTGCTATTGCTATGTCAGCCATAGGTGTGTGGCGTGATGTAGGAGACATCAAAAAAGACCTTGGCATTCATAGGAAAGAAAACACAGAGATAAAAGAAGAGCAAAGAGCATTGAAAATTCAGCTTGATCGTGTCGATCGGCAACTGGGCAGCCTGCGAACTGCCCTATCAATCACCGGCATTGTAAAGACGTTTCAATGAGTCAATTCCTGTGCTACGCGCTGCTCCTGGCATGTCTCTGCCTCCTGGCCGCCGCCGTGGTGCCCACCGTCTCGTGGGTGCAATGCACCAGCCACGCGGGTGGCGCCGCTTGCCACCCCGCCGCTCAGAGTGCTCGTGAAAGTTGGCTCACGGCCGCCAACGTGCTCCTTGGCCTGGTGATTCAGGACGGGAGGCGCAGGCCATGACGGCCAGCGTCCACTTGCAAATTCTGCAGGCCATGCAGACCGCCGTCGATGCGCTGCCGATCATCCAAGCCTGCTACCTGGACCGACCCGAAACGGTCGGAGACAATGAACCCAAACCGCTTGTGATTATCAACTCTGGAGATGTAGAAGGTAGCAACGAAGTTAGCCACACATCTCAAGACGATACGGTAACGATTGAGGTGAATATCTATGTAGCTTTGCCAATTACGCAAACAGGATTCACTACTGGCATTTCGCAAGCTGTCGATGATCCGATGATTGCTGTTCATTCTGCAATCTATACAGCAGTCCGCACCGTTCCCGGTTTCTACAGCATCACGCAAACCGCCAGACGACCCACTGCTGATTCAGGCAATGGAATGTTGCAGATGATTTACAACGTAGACTATTCTGCAAGGCAAGACGATTTTTCTGTCCCCTCTCCTCCATGAGTCGCCGACATCCATCATCCGACCCGCTTTCTCCCGTCTACCCGGACACCCCCGGCAATTTCGTGCAACTGCCCGATGGGTCAATCGTGCCTGAGGATCAGGCGCCTCCCACGCCCCCGCAACTCCCCCCCGCTCCCCCTGAGGTGAACCAATGACCAACGCACTCAGCCAGCTCCTGATGGCAGCCAAGGGGTCCACCTACAACACCTTGGAGACTCCCCTGGGGACCGCAGCAATCGCACTGATTGAACCGGCAACCGTCACGCCCCTGGTGGCGGAATCCGTTGATCGGACACAGGTCGATGGGAAGCCGGGTCGGATCAACTCTCCCGTGCTGACCAAAACTGGTGTGCAGCTCGGATTTTCCACCTATCTGGCAGGTTCTGGCACTGCCGGCACGGTTAGCGCAGCCGAAAGCCTGCTTCTCCAGGCCTGTGGCATGAATCAAACGGTGCAGGCCGGCACCAGCGTCACCTATGCGTTGGTGGACATCTACCAGAACACCCCATCATGGGTGGATCTGCGGCTCAATGCTGCGGGTGAGGATCACGTGGCCGTGGGCGCGCGCGGCACCTACGAACTGACCATGGAATCGGGGCAGTGTCCTCGATATGCGTGGACGTTTGATGGGTTGTTTCCGTCAGGTGGTCCAACCAACACCGCCATGCCGGCGCCCACGTTCAGCACTCAGGCTCTGCCTGTTGCGGTAGATGCGTTCAACACGCCTACGGTCACCCTGGGCAGTTTTGCGGCATGTCTGAACAGCTTCACTCTGAACATTGGCAATAGCATCGCCCGGTTTGATGATGCAGGCTGCACAAAGCAGGTCTACATCACGGATCGAGTGGTCACTGCTTCGATTACAGTGCGCCGCCCCCAGCTTGCCGATTTCAACGCCTTCACAAAGGCGGTCGCCGGTTCTACTGACGCATTGCAGATCATTCATGGATCTGCAGGTGCACGCACAACCATCAACATTCCCAAGTTTACAATAGGAGCTGAGATCTCTCCAACAGCCGTAGAAAATCGAAATTATTACACCTTTCCGCTGATCATTCAACGATCAGTAGGAGCCTGCGACGATTTCACAATCGTTAAATCCTAATCACTCCAACTTCACCACCTTTCACATCATGGGCGTTAATCTTGAACAGATCGCAACCACTTTTGAACATCGCGTGGTTGGGACTCTCTTGGGCCAGCCGCTGACCTTCATCGGCGTTTTCAGAATCACCACGGAGGAGGCCACCGAGGCCTACATCCGCCAGATCGCGCAAACCGGCAGCCTTCTGGAGGCGAACCCCACAGGAGACGAGCCTCTCCCCATGCGTGCCGTCGCCGCTGACGTGTTTGTCGGCTGGGCCAATCCTGCAGGCATGGAGGATGATTGGATCACGATTCCTGGCCCTGACGGGACGCGGGTGCCAGCCGAGGCAACGCCTGAGCGGGTTGAGGCGTTTCTGAACCGCCAGGGCATGTCCCGGCTGCTGGTGACCGCATACATGGACGCCACCAACGGCGCCAGCTCGGGCCGCCTGGGAAACTCCGAGAGTTCGCGAGGGAAGCCGCCCGGCAGAGGTTTCAAAAGCCTGGTTCCACAACAGCCACAGGCCTGACGCCAGACGAGGCCATCACTGCAGCGGAGGAGGAGGCAGAGCGGGCCTGGGGGCCTGGCTGGGGCGCTGTCGCGCGTCAGGCGCTCGAACAACAGGCCGCCATGGCTGCCGCGTCTGCCCCCCCGGCAGCGGCAGCCTGGCGCCCCGATCGAGACGCGTCAGGAGATCTCCTGGTGTGGTCCAGCAACCTGCCAGCGGTCAGTCTGTGGCTGTTGGTGGGTGACCAATGGCGAGGGGTTGAGATGGGCTCACAGATGGTTCTCGCCATTGATCTGGGCGTGGCCGTGGAAATGGTTAGAATGATGCAACTTCCCGAGCCTCTGGCAGTGATCGCCGATCTAAAGTTTATTCAGGCTCACTATCTGCAAGAAGCAGCACAACTCCAGCCACAAAAAGGAGGGAAATGATATGGCGGTTGCGTTAGAAAAAATTATCAGAATTTCGGCGCAGACCAGGGGGCAGCAAGGCCTGGCTGAGATGGATCGAATGATCCGCCGGCTGGGGCCTGGCGCTGAGGCGTCTGTTGCTGGTGTGTTAAAACTCAATCAGACCTTGGGTATCGCAACGCAACAAGTCAACCGCTTGGCTGGCGCTAGCGGCTTGTTGAGTAATGCTTTTAGCGCATTGGTTCCTGTTGCGTCGATTGCAGGATTAACGGCATTAGTTAAGACACAAATCGAGGCAGGGGATGCAATGCATGATTTAAGTCAACGTTATGGCGTTGCAGTTGAGCAACTTGCAAGATTTGACAAAGCCGCAAAATTATCAGGAACAACTTTAGAGACAGTAAGCAAATCTCTTGGCAAGCTGTCCAAAGGTTTATATGAAGCGCAAACAGAGGGGAAGGGATCTGTTTATGATGCGTTGAATACTCTTGGCTTAAGCGCAACAGATCTAACAGGCAAACTTAAGTCAGCCGATCAAATTATTTTAGATGTAGCCAACAAGTTCAAAGACATGCCAGATGGTGTAGAAAAAACAGCTTTAGCCATGCAATTATTTGGCAAAGCTGGCGCAGAAATGATTCCCATGTTAAACGAAGGTAGTGACGCGTTGGAAAGAATGAGCGTCAAAATGACAAAAGCCTTTGCAACCAAAGCGGATGAGTATAACGACAAATTGACCAACTTAAGGGGCAAAGTCTCGGGACTGGCAAGAGGCTTAACGGGTGCGCTTCTACCTGCACTCATAGATCTCACAGATGGGCTAACTTTTGCCGTGGATTTATTCACTAAACTACCAAAGCCCTTGCAGTCTATTATTGGCAGTGCAACTTTGTTAGCCATCGCGTTGGCGGCGCTTGCAATTCCTGTGTCGCTCTTGCTGCCTTTATTCAAGGCTTTATCAGCCATCAAACTTGCAGCCACTTTTGCCGGTTGGGCTGGTGCGGTTGGTCCTGCTGTTGGCGGCATCACAACAGCTCTTGGTGGTCTCCTGGCATGGATGGCCGGCACCTTTGTCCCTGCCATGGTCGCGTTTTTCTCTGGCCCCGTGGGCTGGATTGCGCTTGGTGTGGCGGCGCTGATTGCCGGGATCATCTTTTTCCGGAAACCGATTATGAATTTTCTGGGGTGGGCCTTTGAACAAATCGGCAAATTCTGGGAAGGGGTCTGGACCTTTATCTACGACACTCAGCTTAAGCATTGGGTTGATTTGTTCAACAATCCAGACCTTTTAAGAAAACCGCTGACAAAATTTAGCACATTTATGTCTAATCTGTTCAAAAAAATATGGAACGGGATTGTTGACTGGGTAAACAAAAATTTTCTCAAGCGCTGGGACGCCATTTGGGATAGCATTCAAAAATCACCAGAGCGCGTAAAGAATACAGTCTCAAAATGGTTCAGCGATCTTTACAAAAACACCATAGATACTTGGAACAATATCCCAGCCATGCTTCAAGGTGTTTGGCAAAACGTCACCGAGGGCATGTCCAGGACCTGGCGCACGATGACATCAGGTGTGAGAAATATGATCAATAGCGTCATTGAACTGTGGAATAGCATTGCCAGAAAAACGAGTGGGTTTGCTGGGCTTTCACTGCCGATCATTGCCCCCATTGCAGACACACAGGCGTTCGCTCGTGGTGGGTTCGTCTCTCAGCCCACCCTGGGCCTCATCGGAGAGGGGCGCAACCCACGGGAGTACATCGTTCCCGAGGGTGCCATGGACGCGGCCGCAGCCGGGTGGCAAGCGGGTCTACGCGGCAATCAGCTGGTGGCGGCATGGCAATCCCCTGGCCTTGCCCCCGGTCGCGCCACCGCCGCCGCCGCCATGGCCAGCGGACCGGTTCAGATCACCATCACTGGCGGCACTGTCCGGCTCCCCGACGGCCGCCAGGCGGTCACCCTCGATCAGGTGGAGGCCATCGCCAAAGCGATCACCCGGTCCGCCGCGCCTGGCATTATCCGGGCCAGCGTGCAGGCCTCCGGGGGTGTGATGACCAGCGCTGCGGGCCGCGCGCGCTATGGGCTGAGCTGATGTCCGCCGCCGTTTCCGCCGCATTCCTCGATCTCACCAGCGCCAGCGGGGTGGTTCAGCGCCGCTGGCAATCGCGCTGGGTCGGCGCCACAGTCACCCACGAGGGGCAGGCCTGGGCCTATCAGAGGTTCGACTGGGATGCGATCCCCTCGGGTGCGGTGGCGGATGTTGCGCAGGCGGGCCTGTCGTTTCCGATGCTGCCCACGGTGCTGGCGACCCTGGAGGAGGGGCAGGCCGCCGGCTGGCGGGGGCGGCTGCGGATCTACCACTACCCTGCCGCTGATGACGGGCCGGTGCCCCCCGCGTCGATGGTGCTCGTCGGCAGCCCTCAGGGGCTGCTGTCGATCGAATCGATCACGCTCAACTCGATCCGTGTCGTGTTGGCCTCGACTCAATTGGCGGGGGGGGGCGGGCTGTTCCCCCCCCGGCGAGCGGACCAGGCGCTGATCGGGATCCCCTGCGAACTGGAGACCTGACGCCATGCCATCAGGATCCGGCTACATCCCTCCTGCTCCTGGCGTGTTCCGCCGCTACTCCCCCACCGGGGAGCTCCTGCGCACTGCCACCAACGTTGACCTGCTGTTTGATCCGGGCGAACTGGATCAGATGGCGCGGGATGCGGCTGCATTGGAAGCGGCCCGGGCCGGACGCGAGGGCAGCACTCGCACGGGGCAGGAGAACAGCTCAGCGCAGGCTGGCCCCCTGACAGGGCCACAGCGGGCCATGGCCCTGGGCGATCCGATCCCCGTGGTGTTTGCCCGCCGCCGCACAGGAGGCACTGGGGGCGTGCTGGTGTTGCCACGGGCGACAGAGGCTCAGTTCAGCTCTGACGGCGCCAATCTGACGGTTCGGTATCACTGCATTCTTAGCGATGGGGAGGTGGGTTCGGTTCAGACGCGCGACGTCAGAAAAGGCACCGTCCGGGAAGGAGAGTTCAGCCAAAATTACGATAAGCGTGCCGGGCAATGGTCGCCAGGTAACAGACTAGCCAATCTACCAGGAATCAACGCATCAGACTATCCGCTCCAATGTGGCATAGGGGGCAACTACAAAGGAGTCACGACGATTGAATTTTCGAGCACTCACCCTATTGCATCCAACCGCTGGAAGCAAACGTGGTCAGTGTTTATGCGGGCCGGACTTCAACTCACCCGCATCGTTGACAACATTCTTGGCGCAAGCGATAACATCGTCGATTTGATTCAGTGGGCGCTGATCGAATCAGGACGCTTGACGGCGGCAGAGATTGACACCGCACAGATGCTAAAAGCCGCAACATTTATAGAAGAAAATCAACTATACTGCAATGGTGTTTTCGATAATCAAACCAGCCTTCCTGATTTTTTGCTGGGGGACCTGCCCGCTTTCCTGCTCCGTGAGACCACGATCAACGGCAAATTTGCGTTGGCCCCCCTGCCCCCCACCAACGCCGACGGGACGCTGATCACCGGGCCGATTTCCCCGGACTGGATCCTGGCCGAGGAGGCCATCGTGTCCGATTCGTTCGAGATCTCCCCTGCCGGCGCGGCTACCACCATGGCGCTCGAACTGGCCGTGGGCTGGCGTCAGCAGACCAGCGACGTGCATCCGCCCCTCGATCGTGAGCTGCTGGTGGGCGTCGGCACCGACACCCTGCCCGCGCGAGAGGAGTGGGACCTCAAGGGCGTCTGCACCTCCGAGGCGCACGCGGCGCTGGTGGGGGGCTGGCGCCATGCCGCCCGGACCATTGGCGCCGCCACCGCACGGGTGACCGTGGCCCGCGGCAGCCACACCGGCTACATCCGCCAGGGCCAGGTCGTCCACATCTACCTGCAGGTGGTCACGGAGCTGGAGCAGCCTGGAGCCATCTCCGGCTATTGGTTTGTCGAACAGGTCAGCCTCACGCCGGGGGGAGCGGAGACGCTGGACCTGTCCGCCTGTCCTGTGGATGCCCAGGGCCGTTGTCTCCTCACCCTGCGGGCGCTTGAGTTTCAGGCTGCGGCACCGGGGGCAATCCTGCCCTATCCAGAAATTGGCGTGGATGACGAGCCCGGCCGCGCAGCCGACACCACAGTCCCCCCAGCCACCACCAGCGGCACGCCGTTCACCGCCGGGGGCAGCGGCATCGTGGGCAACAACCCTAGTTCGTTCAACAGGGCCGAGGCGCCCCCTGCTGGGCCACCCTCAACGCCTCCAGATCCTCCAACGGACGCAGGCGGTCCCATCATCGAAACCGGCGAGCCTCTCAGCCCTGTAGCAGAAGGTGGCAAAGGTCCTAAAGAGCCAGAGGAGAAAAAAGGCGGCGATTATGTTCGGGAATGGGTGACAATCGCCCTGGCGTCTGGCGATGGCAATGAACCATGTTCAAATGGATTTGATGTAACGCAAATGACAGCCAAGGGGCTGGTCGGTGGATTGGGCGCCCCTGCAGTTGTGACTTTGGCACAGCCAGTCTTCCCGCCTATTGTCAAACGTGTTATGTCAGAAGCCGAAGTTGTGTTGGGTGGAGGATCTACGTCCTTCGTTGATAATGGCGTCACCTATTACGTGACATGGTACGAAATTAACTATAGGCGAGCCGTTGCTATTGTCGATGGCAGCGGCGCAACAATAGGCTACGAAGTTCTGCCATCTACCACCATGCTGGGCGATACAACATGGGTGGCTCCCAGTGGAACAAGTGGGGCGCTGGAAATCACATTTGAAGACTTAAGCTGTGCTGATCGAGACAATCCAGGAGGGATAGAAGAA